TTAAATGGACCTTGCAATATTCTTTTATCGACAATGCTTTATAGCCTTTTTTGCCCTTGACCATAACCGGATGATATTGACGGCGGAAATCGAATTTATTCTCTAGCTCGACAACTATAGTCAATTTGTCAGTGTAAGATGAGCTTAGGTTACTGGCAGTTTTAATAGCCTCAACCATTTTTTCCCAGTTAACTCTGAGAATACCCTGTGTGTTATCAGTGCTTTTTTTTGCTGTTTTTTTACCCATGTTTATTTCCTCCTTATCTGCGTTTAGCAAAACCGTTTTGCCCGTTGTTTAGCAAAACCGTTTTGCTGTTTTGCAAAGGATAAACACGGAAGAAAAAAAGTTAAGTTGTAAAAGAGCAATTACATTCTAATGTTTATGTTTTAACTATATCATACGTGTCAAGCTTTTGAGTATAATAATTTTCGTACCGTCGATATAATAATTTATATGTTGATAATGGAACGGAGATATATTTCCTGTGTTGTCAGATAATCAGTGATAGGATAATAATTAGGCGTAATGATATACACGCGTTCCCTATATAGACGGAAGATTGACTATGAGTAAATGTGTGAGTAAACGTGTGCCGAGTAAATATTTTTAAGTAGACCGGCACAAAACCGGCGATAGACCAACAATACCCCAATAATAAACCGGTCATACACCGGTAAACCCGAAACGGGGGGCTGCCATTTCTATATTAATGTATAGTAGTAGACTCCCTATCGTGGTGGCTAGATAATTGTCGCCACTAGATTCTTAATTTCCACTGACCTGAAAGGGGAGGGTGGTAATTTTATGTTTGACAACAAACCCAAGAAAGCGGAAAAGATTCCTAATAAGGGGTAGCTCAAGAATGGGGAAGAACGTGAGCGAGCGAAGCAGTGAACCGGGGCACACGAACCCCGGGTGAACGCTACAGCTGAGCGGAGCTTAACGCTATACATAAACCCCGAAATAATTCTGAAACGAGATAAGAAAGTTTTCCTTAAGAATCCTTTCAAAGAATTACTACCAAGAGTTCTTAGTATATTAATATATATATATATATACTTAGTAATTCTTTTGAATTAATTCTTTATAATTCTTTTAATTCTTTCTTTAATGAATATTCTTTCTTATACCTTTTCTTATACCTTTCTTATAATCTTTTCTTTACACTAACCAAACCTGTCAACTATTAAATAAGCCCTTCTAAGCCACTTTAACCCCTTAGGTATACCAAGATATAGGTAAGCCAACAACTAAAGCGAGAGCTATCATTCTGTTTCATTTAGACCTATATTTGACATAGGTCTCAAAGATACTTCTTGCTATTTGAAATTGATTATGATATAATTCCCGCTGATGGATAAGAAAGAAGTGTGTCTAAACAACGCTGCGGATGTTATTAAGTCCGAGTTTAAGATTGGTAAAGAGAACCGGGGTCACATAACTACTGACCTTTACCAGTGTTGTGGACATTTGAAACAGGATATCCTTGTACGATGCAGAGCAAAATGTATCTTGTTTGCTGATAAATGCAAATTCCACGGAGGTGTTAACCAACAGAAACGTCAACTTGCCCGATTCGGTATCTTTATTAGAAAAATCAAACGGTCCGGGGCAGCCCGGGTTTATAGAATCGCCGGGGCTGAGAAAGTTAATGACGGGTTGGTTAAAGCGTTGGATTTGTTTGTTAAACGAGAATACCGGAATCAACGGAAACCTGATGAATCACCGCCGCTTGAGCCGGTGTCACAGGATGTTCAGGATAAGATTATGGCGATAGATACTAAAGAACGGTTAATCTCAGGTAACGTGAGTGGGTTTAGTAGAGAAGAATCTGTGGTTGGAGCTCCTGATGAGATTATACCCGGAGCGTATGGCGAGTTTATACCGCAAGACCGGAAGTATCGGTTTGTAAGTAAAGAGCAAGATAAAAGCGTGTTTGCGTTGTTATCAAGCGATAGCCAATTAAATCTGAGAGAAGAGTTGGCTATTATTCAGGATATGTTAAGTTCAGCATTGAAAATTGATGCTGAATTTAAAGATGCTAAGTTCAAGTTGACCCTTATCAAAGAGATACGGAATCTGACAAAAGTTATAGCTGAGCTGGAAGATGCTCATACAGTTCAGATAACGTTGCAAAGTATTAAAGCGATTATCGTTAGGGTAGCCGGGGTTATAAGAAAATATGTACCTGACCCGGAACAGCAAAAGAAAGCGGCTATAGAAATTAACAATATTGCAGCTGGTATTAAAGCTGGAGGGTAACAGTGGTTAAGACCAATGTATCGGATATTAAAGATATAAATTTCGGTCAAGAAGTTGCCAATATGTTAGGAGCAAAAGTCGGGCAGGCGGCTAATATTATCGACCCTTATGAATTTGTGTTTGACTTGTGTTACACTTTAGACCCCCATGACCATGGGTGCCCGATAAAACGGTTCCCGCAACAGGATTATATCAAAGTCCTTATCAAAGAATGGTTGACTTGCAGTATGATGTTAGTAGTCAAATCTCGCCAGATGATTGTCTCTTGGTTGTTCTGTGCGTTACACTTATGGTTAGCTACTCAGTATAAAGGACAGATAATATATTTTATATCTAAAAAAGAAGATGACGCTGGGTTAGCCAGACAGTTATCTCTTCTTAGTAGAGTCAAATTTATGTATGACCGGTTACCGCCAAAAGCTAAGATTCGACATAAACTTGCCAATAAACCGCCTAAACTTAGTTTTCCAACAATGGAATCTGAGATATCCGGGTTGTCACAGGATAGTGATGCGGTTAGAAGTTATACGGCTAGTGCGATTATGTGTGATGAATGGAGTTTTCAGGAACGGGCAGAAGAAACGTATGCAGCGATGAATGCGACACTTGAAGGTGGCGGGCGGTTAGTTGGGGTGTCAACTCCTAATGGGAAAAGAAATTTGTTTTATAGGTTAGTTCATGATGTTAAGAAGGAGGACGATTAATGAACGGGTTTTCAAATAATCGACAGCAAGACCCTATGAGTTTAGTTCAACCAGATATGATTAGCCAGATATATTCTAACGCTGCTAATAGCCCGGCTGGGTATCCTGCTGCTGGTGCGGGGGCTGGTCAGCTTATGGCTCCTGTACAAAGTCAAATGGCTCCGGCTGGTATGGCTCCGGCTGCTGGCGTTGGCAAGATGCAAGGTGGTGGTCCGTTAGAAGGTGGGCAGACTAGAAACAATATGTTAGATGAATTGTTAAACACGTATTCAAGACATCATTCAACAGGAATCCAATGATAATTGTAGATGGTTGTAAAGAAGAAGTTAAAGGGTTGCATGTAAAGGAAAACGAGAATAACAAGTTTAAAGTTGTTTTCCTCCATTATTCAGCTGACCCGAATAAAACAAGTCAATGGGCAGATGATGTGCGGGCGACTTATGATTCTGAAGATAAGTGGCGGCAAGAGATGGAGTTAGATTTTACTAAGACCGAAGGGGCTAGGGTTTATGATAAGTTCTCTATGGATAGCAATGTTGTCAAACTTAAACATAACCCGTATCGGGATATCTGGAGAGGTTGGGACTTCGGCTACCGGCATCCAGCTTGTGTCTGGGTTCAACTTGATGGGAATGGGGGGTTGAACGTGTTGGCTGAGTTGTTTGGTAACAATATCATTATTCAAAACTTTGCGTCTATGGTTAAGAAAGTGTCGAAAGAACTGTTTCCCGGATGTTCATTTAAAGATGCCGGAGACCCGGCTGTTTCTCATGCGAATGACCAGTCTGAACGGTCAACGGCTGATATCTTGAGACACGATTTTAAGATTAGAATTAAATATAAAGTGTTAGAAATTATGACTGGTATCAACCTTATCCGAGCTCTGGTTAACCCGATGCAAGTTGGGAAAGATACTATGGTCAGGTTAAAGGTAGACTCTGAGAGGTGTCCGATTCTAGTATCCGGGTTTATGGGTGGGTATGTTAAAGGTATAGATGATAAACCGATTAAAGATTTTTATTATGACCATTTGTTTGATGGGTTAAGATATGTTACAACTGTGTTGTTTGACCATGTTCGGATTCAACCGGTTAAGCCGGCTTATGTGTTTACAAGAAACCGGGAAACGGCGTCTGCGTATACAGGCTATTAGGAGGAGATATGGCAGAGAGTAAAAAGAAAAAGTTTGATGAGTTCGCTAAACAGTATAGTGAGACGAAAATACCGAGAGACAATAAACCTAAGAAAGCGAATTATACACATGAACCCCGACCTTGGGGTGACAAAAAGTAAGGAGAGTTAAATGCCGAATAGAGATGGAAGAGGTCCAAGAGCAAGAAGTCCCAAGCCAAGTATAAGACGGGGTGGGTTGAAACGAGGTGGTTGTAAACCGGCAGGTAAGAGAAGGAGAAGCAGGTAATGGGTGGACTCAACGATATTCAAGCAGCTGGAAATGTTGTAGATACAACGTATCAAGATTCTGCTGCTCATCAGTTAAGTCAAGCTGTTAACAATCCTTGTGAAGTCGATACGTCTATTGTTGAGACTATCGAATCTGAGGGTGACCCTAATGCTGTCAGCCCTAAAGGTGCTCAGGGGTTGATGCAGATAATGGAAGGCGGAGCGTTGGCTGATTGGAATAAAGATTTTCCAGATACACCATACAAGATGAGTCAAATGAAAGACCCAGAGATAAACCGGTCTATTGGTGGTTGGTATATGAATACTAAAATACCTACATATATCAAAAACTATGGTGTTGAAGACAGTATCAAAAACCGGTTGATAATGTATAATGCCGGACCAACAGCAGGTGTTAAGATTATCCGAGGTGAGAAAGAAATGTCTAAAGAGACTAAAGATTATATTTCTAAATATTTTATGCACATAACCCCGGAAGAGGTTGAAAGTGAGTAAAGTAAAAAAAGATATCCAGTTAAAAGAAGAGCAACAGGTTATAGCAAAAATAAAAAAAGAAAATGCCGAGCTGATGTTTAACGGTGTGATATCGGAAGAGCAGAAAGCGATTCTTGCTGAACGGGTTGTTAACGATGTGGTAGCTGATGAAACGGCAAGAGCTGGGTTGTTTTCAAGGTTGAAAGATATCATTGATGTTTATGAAGGGAAAACTCAGGCAAAAAGAGAACCGTTTCAAGGTTGTGCAAATGTTAACACTATGGTTACAGCTATGGTTGTGGAGTTGTTACATTCAAAGTTGTATCCAATGATTTATAACGAGAACCTCACATATTTCAAACCTCAAGCTTCAGAGGATATCAGTTCAGTTGAACCTGTCACGAAGTGGATGAAATATTCGTTACGGTCATGTGATTTTGGTGATTATGTGAGTGATACGTTAAAGTGTGATTTACTGTATGGGACAAAAGTTACAAAGGTCAGATGGATAGAAGAATATAAATGGGTTCAGCGGAAGATACCTAGGGTTGAGGCGAAAGCTAATAAGTTTAAAAATGTTATGTTTAATTTGTTTGGTCAGCAAAAAAAAGTTAAGATAGCAGATATTGAAGAATATGAAGTCAAATATGAATATAAGAAGTTTGTAAAATGTATACCTGAACTTCTTTCCTTAGATGATGTCGGGTTCCCTGTTAACATCGAGCCGATAGGAGAAGAGTCTAAGATGGAACATATCTGGCATCGGACAAGACCAACGGTTAACGAGTTGGAACAAAACGGTAAGTTAGGATTTTTTGAGAATATAGATAAAGTTAAAGCGTTTGCTTCGGATACTATGCCGAGTCAATCCGGTACGTTGAGTGAAACAACTAATGATGCTATGGGAGTGAAGTTAGCAGCTGAACTGGGGAGTAATAAAGGTGAATTGATAGAGTGGTACGGTATAGTTAATATCCCCGGTAAAGGTGATATCCAATGTATTGCGTGGATAGAGAAACAGTCTAAAACGTTTTTAGGGATTATGCCGTTACTGAACATATCCAGAATAAACCAGAGACCTATCTTTATCGGTCAGTTTGTTAAACGGTTGTTTAAAGCATACGGCAGAGGAATCGCTGATTTCGTTGTTGAGTTACAGAAAGAAATGGATACTATCCATAACCAGCGGTTAGATTTAGCTAGTATGACGATTATACCGCCATCAGTGTTTAGGGCTGGGGCAATGTTTAACCCAGACAAAATTAAGATGGCTCCGGGTATATCGTTACCGTTAGATGATATTAACGATTTTAAATGGATGCCGATACCAAACAATGCTCTTGTTTCGTTTCAGGAAGAGAAGTTGATAATGGAAATTATCGAGTCGGTAACATCTATTGGTTCGTATCAGTCAGGTCAAGAGTCGCCGACTAACCGGACGAAAGCTACAGCACGAGGAACGTTAGCGATAATTAATCAGGGTGAACAGCGGCAAGCTATGTTTGCTGTGAAAGAACAAAAATATTTTGCTAGAGTTATAAGATATATGTTGTCTCAGTATCAGGAAAAAATGCCAAGAGAGATGGGTGAACGGTTACTTGGTGATGATGCAGAGATAGTGTTCCCACGTGGGTTGACACCAGAAGATATAGCCGGTAACTTCGATGTCTACATGGAACTTGATGTAACCGGTGGGTCAAAATCTGTAGAACGGG